AAGAGGAAGCTTTCGTCATCTACTACGTTGGCAGATTGCTTATTATTGACAATGCCCGCTCGATTGGACTGAACAGAAGTCATCATTGAAATGCATGGTCCTTTATCATTAACGATTTCTCTTTGAATGCATTTCTTATATTTATCAACCATTTCACCTACTAATTGCCATTCATTCTTATTAGTTGATGAGCTTTCATATGTTGTTTTAATATAATCAAAACTAAAAATCATAGAATTGCCCCGTCCAACTTCAGAATAATAGAATCTCTTTAGAAGATTAATCTGAGAATCGACATTCATTCCGCCAACATTATAATAAAACAATTTTTGTTTCTTGATTTTATTCCATGTTGTTCGAACTTTATCGATAACTTCTGCTCCAGCTTTTCTCCAATTGCCGCTTTCAAGCAGGTGTAATGGAACTCCAGAAAGAGCAGCGCATTGACGCATTGTTAGTTCTTCTTGGCTCATTTCGCCATTATCGAAATGAAGCACTGGAATGTCATATCTGGAAGCAACCTTCGTAGTAAAATCCAAACAGAACTGTGTTTTACCGACGCCAGATCGAGCGACCACTACGGTGATATTTCCGGGGCGTAATAAAGACCCATATATGTTTTGCAATTTTTCATGGGGGCCAGCAAATCCAAATTCAGTAATAGGATTATTACCGCGTTCTTCGACAAGATCTTCCATTTGATCATATATATTAACTGGTCTATCAATACCAGTTTCATACATATTGATTTGATCATTGTAAATCTGATCTGCTGTTTCAATGATCGTATTGTAATCACTAGATGCAGGCATCGACCGCATCTTTTTGCCAATTTCAGCGCAGCACTGAAATATCTCTCGTCTAATTGTGTGTTTCTTTAACTCTTTAGCAGTACTAACAATGGTATCTTTAGATATCTTTCTTAAAGCCAAAGAATCAATATAATCAGATGGATTAATATTGTCTTCGAAAGAAATACCAAAAGTTTTTACTCTTTGAGCAATTACAATTTCATCGATTTTCTCTCCATTTTCTATTGCTTGCTTTAAAACCTTGAAGATTATTCGGTTGATCTTCGAAGATTCGTTCCAGAAATCTTTTTCAGAAATAAAAGTAGCAATCTCTACAAATTTTTCTGGATACTTAATTAGTGCAGCCAGCAGCTGCATTTCCAGTTCGTAAGAATAAATCATTCCGCACTGACTATATCAGTCTCCAGTGCTGATGTCAATGCCTTCTTCGCTGTTCTCTGCTTCTAGTAAGAATTTTTCTAAAGCTTTACGTAAACCCATTTCTACGATCGAGCTAGCAACTTTTGTATATATAATTGGGCAACCATCTTGCGATACATACGCTAAAATAAAACCTTTTGAAGACTCATCCGACCCAGTAAACTCAAATAACCGATTAAAATAGTTTTCGGGTATTTTAAACTGTTTAAAGTTTTCTGGATCCTTATTGTTTTTCATTTATATTATAATATTACACCTTGACTCTCAAATAGATGCGCATTTATTATATCATGCTCAAATATTGTAACAAGTTTTATTTTATTTATTTCACAAAACTTTTCTTTATTTTGATCTCTTTTTAACTGATCTAAGAAGTTTATTCTATCAGAATGAAAGAATTTCACATATTTTGTATGCTGCCCACCTTGAACTTCTATGGCTATTCTTTTATTAGCGTTATAAAAGTCCAAGGTGAGCCGGGTTCCAACGATTGGAAACTCTTCGAATACAACATTTCCAGTCCAGTAAGTATATAAAAACTTTTTTACTCTTGTTTGGAATTTGCTTCTACTTTCACAACTCCAATCAATTATATAGTTTTTTATATTTTTACATCGCTTTTTTTTATTCGTCAGAGTTAGAAATTCCATCGTCGAAATTTAATAAGTTTTCGCTAATGTAATTAAATAGAAACTTTTTTAGATTTTCATTTTCATTAATGAGCGTTTCGAATTTCGCTGTTCCTTGAATCTTTTCAGGAAAATCAACAAAGCCTGCGTCCTTCAATATATTAATAAAATCTTGATCAAAATTAATCCAAGCGCCTTTTTGTTCAGCAAAATCCCACATTAATAGAAAATCAAAGATTTCCTTTTCAATCCAATTTGAAGTTCCATTCTTTCGGCCATATCGAATTGGATATTTGATGACAGAATTTGTTTTTTCGTTAGGGGACTTCTTGATTGTTACTTTTACTATGTGACCAATATATGGATTCTTGTATTCATCGTAGTTAACTTTTTCATCTTGAAGAATCAAGTCTCCCTTGAAGCGAGGCTCAAACTCAATGATCCAATTAGCGAAATGCAATAAAGCGTTACCGCCTGTTGCAGTTGTTTGCCGCACTGGGGCTTTGCTGTATGGATCGAGCTTAATATCCGCACGAACTTGAGAAATAAATATACAGATATGTCCTCGCTTTTGTAATGCGATTGACATTCTTTTCATCAAGTCAGCGGCAATTACTGCGCCACCTGCTACTTTCTGTGATTCTTCAAAAGTTTTATCTAAATCACCTTTTCTAATCAATCCATCTACTGAATCTAATAAAAAGAAATATTGAATCTTTTCATCATTTTTACCAACTAGTTCTCTGAGCGCGTCAAATACAGTTTCGTATATATTTGATTCGAAGACGAAACACGTTCCTTCTTTCCAGTCATCAGCATCAAAAACAAACTTTACTCCCGATCTTTCAATCATTTCTTTGCTGAGTCTGCCTTCAGCTTTGATATAAAATCCCTTTCTCTTGGTGGAATTTTCTAAAAATTCCTTCATAAACTGAAGAGCACAGCTTGTCTTGCCGCCTTCATTTATACCAACAAAACGATGTAATCCAGTTCCAAGTCCTCCTCCAAGTTTATAATCAAATAGCAAACTTCCACTAGAAACTTTATAATCTATTGTAGGTTCAAAATTGTAGTGAGACTCTTCGTTACGCTTCAAAAAGTTTTTGATTTGATTTTGTGATGTTAAAATACTTGTCGATTCGATTTCTTCTTTTGATTTCTTGCTCATTTTAAAAAGTCTTTAATTGTTTTTGGTTTTACTTCCTTATTGTAATCTTCCCCAGTCTTTTCACCTAGCTTTATTTCAACTTTATCAGTTTCAGGTTGAAATAAAAATTCTTGATATTTTGAGAATATGTATGAATCTTCTGTTGTCAAATAAATTGCAAAAGATGGAACTTTTTTGAATGTTCCTTTTTCCCAAAAATCAACGTTTGGATATTTTGCTATTAATCTTTTAAGCAAAGTTATTTCTTTAGCCCAAAAGTCTTTACTGTTCTTTGGGATGGGGTGAATGATTTTCGTAACTAATTTACGAACAGAGAATTTTGGTTTAATCTCTTTGGCTACTTTTTTTGCCATACCGAAGTATGGAATAAAAGCTAAATCAAGTCAAGAAAAAAGCGCCCTTTCGGGCGCTTGGCGTTAAGCCTTGAATGTTGCACTTTGTAAATCTGGACTCTTTGGTCCGTCTGATTTATTTTCTTGCTTTAGTTTTTCGTCTATTTTCAATCCTTCATTCATTAAGGTAGGATTGATAGCCGCTGTTGGGGGAGCTGGTTCTTGAACAAAAACAGCAGTGGGTTCTGCTTGCATTTCTTCAGTTGGTCCACCGTTTTCTTTTTCGTCTTCCATTTCTTCTTCATCTTCTGACTCTTCGTTTTCGATTTCAATTTCTACATTTGCATGTAATTGTGATAATTGTTTTTTTCCTTCTTCAGATAATGTACCAGCTTTCTCGTAGCGTTTTAAAATACCTTTCTTAATTGACTCTGGCAAAGTCTTTTGTTTATCTGTTAATTCACCAGCGCCTTCAGATAGCATTGGCTTATTTTTTCTATATGAAATACCACACATTACTTTAGCATCATTTGTCGAAAGTCCAGCAGTATCGACAAACATTGCATCATTGGTAACGCATTCACTCATATAAGCTGAATAAATTTCCTGCTCATCTTCCATCATCTCATTCGATAATGAAATTTCAGCTATAAAGTTTTTATTGTCTATTTTTAAATTGGTTTTCATTTAGTTCCTTCTAATAAATTTAATTGATCGATTGTTTTTGTTAAAATATCGCCTTGTTTAAAGTTAGCGCCGTTATTTGTTACTTCGTATACGACTACTTTACCCATATCGTTATCTAAATCTTTAATTTCTTTAACGATACCTTCGCTTCCGAAATGTTTGCAATTTGCATTTACATTTAAAACACGCATTCCTTCTTGCATGTTTTTATTTTCGTGAGGCCCGCCCTCTTGTGAATAAATAATGTAATTGTGAACAGCAAACAAATAATCTTCCATCAATGTAATCTTACTCTGAACCCATGGTTCGAGTTTAGACGCTAATGAAGAATTAGCTCTTAGTTTTTCTAATAAATCTTTAGAATAATCTGAAATATAAGCTAATTGGCCTAAAGCCATTTCATAACTTTCTTCAAGAAGTTCTGATCCGCTTTCTTCGATTTCTTCTGTAACCTCTTGAGCTTGAGCTAGTGAAGGTAATAATTTTAATAAATCTTCTTGATCCCAATATGTCAAGCCATCCCACTGATGAATTACATCATCAATGGACCCTTTAGATGTATAATCGGTAACTGACTTTTTGCTTTCCCACATTTTGCAACTCCAGTATCTAGCTTTCCAGCGTGGGCCGGGTTTTGTATCGCATTGATGACGTGCGCGAAAGTTTTTTCGACGAGCAGGATCATCTCTTTTGATTTCCATATTTGGATCACCAAAATTAACTTTAACGATATTTCCTTTTTCGTTCTTAACGTAAACGGCAAATTTTTTCGGTCCTTTAGGAGTCCGAAAAGGTTTATTCAATGTCTTTTTTTCTTTAGCAGCTTTTATTTCGCTGCTTAAATTAACAGATATATTCATTAATTATTTTAAAGTTAATAGGTATTTTGTTTTGTTAACAGATCCTAAAATTTCATCTCTTATATTTAATAAGTCAGTATCTTTATTGGAATCTAACATCATTGGCAATTCATTAATTAAATAATTTTCCATTTCAATCATTAATGAAGATGGAGTTAAATTCTTATAGTTTTCTAAATTTAAAACAAAACTGTTTTGACTGATTATTCGTCCGTATTTACCCATGAAAATTTCAACAAACTCGTCTATATAATTTGATAAGCTGTCGTATAAAGACCCTAACGATTGATGTTCAGAGTAAGAAACGGTTTGCCAATGTAATATTTTTACTTGGTTTTGATACGTTAAAAATTTAGTTACTATGTTCATTCGCGTCTTTTACGTCTATAAAATTCAAATCTAATTCATCATTATTTACACCAAATTCTTTTAAATCAGATTC